GTGTAACGGCTTGAACGATTGAAAGCCACTTGTCCATTTCTACTCCTTTGTTAATCTTCGCTAACTTTAATCAAGTTTTCAATATGTTTAAACTCTCTCATCATCTCACCATGAAATGCGACTTTCCAATTTTCCATGTCATGTTTAAAGTCTTTTCTCCAATCTTCCAACACATCAACTCTTGTAGACACAGCTCCGGCATGGAAAGTAATCCCGAGAATAAACGTGAAGAGTGCAATTATAGCTCCCCATTCAACCATTTCTTAAAAATATGTAATTTCCCAGGGTTGATTCTGTTGCTGAGAGGGTTGATTCTGTTGCTGAGAGGGTTGATTCTGTTGCTGAGAGGGTTGATTCTGTCTTTGGTTAGCAGTTTACTCATACAAATATCTCACCATCTGACTCAATCTTAACTCCTCAGCGGCACATGGCCAAATTCCATCTCTAGATTTCCACTCATTTATGAGAGACTTTAATATTTGATTGCATTCTTCATCATCACTTTTATAAGCACTCACAGGCATGAATACGTCTTCTCAATTTGCTATCAGTCATAATTGTTTAGCCAACTGTAATAACTTATCTCCAACACAATTAGTACATAAATAAATGATTCTATTATTAAGTTTAACTATTCCGATGACAGCCCTAGTCTTTCTATGACAGCTTACACACTCATGAACTATATCTCCAACTCTTCTATCCTTGATTGGACCCTTTTTAAACATGACATGATTATGGGTTAGCGGCTGGTGTTACATCAATAACGTCGTAATCTTCTATTTTGTTCTGTTGAGGAGTATAAAAATGATAATGGACTTCACGGTCTTTATCATTCTTTGTTGCTTCAATTCGTTCTTTTCGAATTGATTCAACTGTTTTACTTGCCGCTGCAATAACTGATGGCAGCTTATCGGCTCTTACATCTTCCAGTTTTGTTGAGAGGGTCTCAGTGGCTTTATGTAAAAGGTCTAAAGCATTATCATGGACTAATTTTAATTTTATTTGTGATTCACTATTTTCTATTAGGTCCTTTAGCGATTCTTTAACTTGTACAGCCATAGCGGCTTTTTTAGGGGAGCCTATTCCAAATAAACTCATAGCTTCTCCTCTGCGTGTAGCCTTTAATTTATTAATGAGATTAAGAGGAGAATTTAATCTCTTTATTGCATCTTCATCCTTGATAATCATACACCTCTCCCAGTCTGTTAGACAGTATACAGGCGTCCGTACGGTAGTGAACAGTGTTTTTCCCTGTATTTTTGATGGTTATGAGTTGCTCATGAGTGAGCTGCTCATTTGGTTTATTAATTTTTATTTTATTTTTTTACTTAAAAGTAGTGAAAGTTAAGATTAGTGCTAGTGTCATTAGTGAGAGATTATATATAATTTAAGATTAGTAAAAGTGACATTAGTAAAAGTGTATATAATTTAAGATTAGTGAAAGTGTGACATTCCGCTCCGTTAGACCTATTAACATCCACAATCTATGGTGGGGGGGTTATGGGTACCAGGTAACTAGATTATGTAGTTGACTGAGAGATGCCAGATATGAAGAATAGATATGCAGTCAATTTCGGCTGCGATTTAAAGGATGGTAAATCCTCATGTATGAATGTGAAATCTGTCTATCACTCAATTCATGCTCACAGCATCACTGCCGCTGTTGTGGCACCATTCCAGCGAGGTATTCGATTCTCGCAAAACCAGCACGATTGATTGACCATGAAGGTCGCTGTCAATTCATCGAATGTATTCGAGCGACAGGAGCACAATCAATCGAACGCTGGCACTTCTCACGTATTGGCCTGAAGACAGTTAAATTCGATTATTACGCCGCTGAATAAACGAATAGCCGCTATGACTAGAATATCAATCATAGCGGCTATTTTTTTGCTACGCGGCAGCAGCGACTTTCTTTGCTTGCGCTTTGGCAATGGCTGGCTTCAGAACATTCGCGGCATCCTCGATTGACATTCCAGTATCAACAGAGTAGTTACGAACAGACACACGAAAACGCTTTTGCACTTCTTCGTCCCATGTTGGGTCCACAAATTCCGAAATTGGGTCTGATGCCTCAGAATAAAGGATTTCATTATCTCCAGCAATCAGACGTTTCAGCAAATCCGCATCTGAAAGCTTTCGCAATTCAACGAAATTAGCGATTGAATCTGGCAATGTCTCCGGCTGAGATTCATCCCAATTCTCATACGAAATCATTGTGGTGTTGCGGCCTCGAGTCATTCCATAGAAGACTCGTAAGCCTCTTCCAGTTCGTCCCTCGTTAGCCTTCGCTTCCTTCTCTGCAATCTCTGTGGCTCGTGCCTCAGCGGCTTTCTTCGCGAGTTCCTTTTCGTTTGCTTGAGTCTCAACGGCTGTCGTCATCTTCTACCTCACATTCCTTGTCGGTTTATTCCGACTTGGAAATTGTCTCACAAATTGATTTGTAGGTCAAGTCTTTTTTACAAGTGACTCTGCATGAGGCGTTATGCTTTTGGAAATCTTCGAACGCTCTGGGACGCTCTGTAACGTGTAAGGGTGCTTTTCACACGGCTGCAACAGGGGCCAAAACCGCAAAAACTCCAATGTTTATGCGGGGGAACTCGCATTTTACTCGCGTTCCTCCGCGTGTGTGTCGAGGTGGGGGGGTGGCGGTGTTATAGGCTATCTAGGTATCTATCTTATATATATTATTATATATATTATTATATATATTATTATATATAAGACACCCCACCCCACCCCTTGACACAACCCGACCGCTCTGCTATACTGTTCAGGTGGCCACGTCTCCGCCATGTCGGCAACGGCAGGTAAGTCGTTGCGGCTGTGGGACTTACAGCCGAAACGCTCAGCGGCCGAAGACGCACGGAGACATGCAAAGGCATACCAACACAATACTAAAGGATGAATTATATGCCAGTAGATAATAAAGAAAAACAAGATATTCTTAATAGCATTAGTATGTCAGGAGCCGCGAGCAAGGAAAACATCCAAACAAACCATATTATTCTAGGTAGTAGACAAAACCTCAATCATATTGCTAATAACAGTTCAGGACTACTAAAGATTTATCCATCGATTGCAAAGAAGTTTGATTTGATTCTGAATCAACCGAGTATTTTATCACCTTTGTCTCCATTTGAAATTCGTTGTGTTCTATGCAAGAGGGTAATTTCATATCCTTGCTGGTATTATAACAAAAAATATGCTATAAATCACTTTCACTATTTCATCTGTTTCGATAGGGAGGACGTAAATCAACCAACATGCCGTTGCTATAGAAAGGATGTGTAAAAATGAGTCTTATTGCTCCACAACGAAGAGTAACAATAACCCAACAGAATAAGAACATCATAGTAGAATTTCAGGAGTTATTAATGCATAGATTTGAGAGCATCTATTACAAATGGTATGATTTAGACTCTCCACAAACAGAGTTATCATCATTAATCTTCACATGGATTAATGGTAAAGATATCGAAGCAGATGATTTAATGATTGCAGAATAACCTGCACAAAACTAAGAGAGGAAAAAATGCCTAAAACATTCAGTAACAATCCAGTTTTTAAAAACGAGAGTAATGATGGAATGGTCAAAAGATATTCACACCAGCCGCTAACACTAGAGCACAACGGAATCCATGTTACAATCAAAGAGAATGGGAGAGTTAAAATTGTATCAGAGGGAAGAGAAATTCCAGGAACAGATGATATAGAGTATGATGAAGTCGAAATTCCTGCAAGTCTCATTTTCAAGATTTCATCCGCTCTAAGAATGACTCGGACAGTGAAGTTCATTCCAGTAAATAAAGAAGAAGAGTAGCTTGCAGTATAGCGGCAGAGTAGAAATATTCTGCCGTTTTCTGGAGGATATTCTTGTCATGGATTTGTTCAAAATGTGAGTGGCAAAATCAAGATGATAAAAGGAAACGATGTGTTAATTGTAATTTTCCAAATATATATAATAGGGAGATATGTAAAGATATGACACCTAATGAAGAGTTATTTGCTGAGTTCTTTAACAAACATAGAAATAGTGAACCAATAATTAACTATGTAAAGGACATGAATTTATTTGAGTTAAGAACATTTCGTGAGAGAATGTCAATCATTGCATTAGAGGCTAAAGCTTCTATTTATGCTTGTGATGATGCAGAAAGAGAAATAAAGAAGAAAAAAGCAGGTCCTGATAAACCATCTGGATTTGAGAAGTCTCTTAATCAAGATGAGACAGCTACAAATGCAATCAATGCCATAAAAGAACGTCAAAAAAGATTAAGCAAAAAAGAGAAACTTCAAGCTGGATTAATTAAGCTATTTACTGAAGCCGGAATGACTACTGCCGAGGCTACAGTTGAGGCTGAGAGGCGTACAAGTAACATAGCGATTAAAGAAGCAATTGATAATGCCGATATAAAAGAGCAAGAAAAACCAAAAGAAGATAACAATAACAATAATGATAAACCATTTCACAATCCATTTGAAGGATTAACAAGAGGGTAAACAATGGCTCTAACAAAAATAATAAGACAAGAATGTCCAGTATGTAAAAAAATTGCTGTCGAAGAATCAAGAATTAAATTTGGAACGAAAACAACATTAATTAAGCTTGCTTGTGGCCATCTACTCACACTCGAATCAATGGCTTCTGAAGAGAAAGCCTATGATTCTATCGTATTTTCGGATGGATGTAAACCGAGACCCTATCAAATCGATGCGGTAAGGTTTGCTGAAGAGTCTAACGTAAGATGCATTATTGCCGATGAGGCAGGTTTAGGTAAGACAATCGAAGCATTAGGTTTGATACGTCTTCATGCTGCTAAGTTACTACCCTGTGTGATAGTTTGCCCTTCGACAGTGAAATTACAATGGATGTATGAGATATGCAGAATCTGTTGTGATAAGGATAAAGGCTTCAAGGATGAAAGATTTCTCACTCAAGTAATTAAGACGAGTAAGGACTTAGCAATGCCAGGGTTTCAAATCTATATTGTGACATATGATGTATTGAAGAATGATAAGTTATTCTCTTTACTGCCAGACGGAGAAATTAAGACAATCATAATTGACGAATGCCAGAGGATAAAGAATCATCTCTCTGAAAGAGCTAAAGCCGTTCAGCGTGTTGCAAAAGGTACTCCACACATTATCTCCATGTCTGGAACGCCAATCAAGAATAACGCTGGTGAGTATTTCACTGTTCTGAATCTGACGAAACCAACTTTGTTTCCACATTATCAGAAATACATCGATAACTATTGTGATAGCTACTCTAGCGGATGGGGCCAGAAAATTGGTGGATTGAAAGATGCAGAAAGATTTCATGAAGACACAAAGGACATCATCATTCGTCGCACCAAATCTGATGTTCTCAAAGAACTACCAAGCATAGCGAGGCAGTTCCATCATGTTGAGCTAGACAGAAAGCTTCATAAAGCTTATGCTGCTCTGATGGATGAATTAGAAGAATTATTTTATGGAGAAGATAGTTTTGCTACTGAAGCAAACAAAATGGCCATTCGAATGAAGCTTCGACATATTACAGGAATAAGTAAAGTCGAAGCTGATGGCGGTTGTATAGATTTTATCACAGAATTTCTTCTCTCAACAGATAGAAAGATAGTAGTTTTCGTGCATCATCAAGACGTAATGGGATTATTGGAAATAAAACTAAATACTTGGTTAGCAGATGGCGGATTTGGTCCCTGTGTCGTGATGCACTCGGGATTGAATGGTGAGGAAAGAACTAAAGCCGCTAAGGAGTTCGAGAATAACCTCGCTCGTAGAGTGATGATTGCAAGCACCTTAGCGGCTGGAGAAGGATTGAATCTTCAATTCTGCTCAGATGCAGTGATATTAGAGCGGCAATGGAATCCGGCAAACGAAGAACAAGCTGAAGGAAGATTTCATAGATTTGGTCAGAAGAATCCTGTAAGTATCACGTATATGATATCTTCTGGAACAATTGATGAATACTTCACTCAGTTAGTTGAGGTGAAGAGACAAATTGTTGCTTCTACATTAGATAAGAAAGAAATACAATGGGACCAACCTAGTTTGATGAAGGAACTAGATGAATTACTCCTGATAAAAGGAAGGAAGGCATGGAGTCTATGACAACTAATCCTAATCTAAAAGAAGTTAACTTCGGTTTGAATCAATATTGCGGCCCTGCCGTTCTGAGTGCATTGACGGGTGAAAGTACTGATAGGTGTGCTGCTGTGATTTCTTCAGTTTCTGGAAGAAATCAGATCAAAGCTGTGAGTAGAGAGCATTTTAGAGAAGCTCTGAAGAGATTGAAATTTGATGTAGAGAATACAAACTTCTCTAGTTCAACACTCTATGGAACACTCTTTAGGCTGCATAATCATGATGGTCTCTACGTTGTATTTGTTCCACATCATGTAGTTGCTGTGGAGGTCGCTCAGAATCAGATTCTTATCTGTGATAATCACTGTAAAACTCCTCTAGACATTAAACAATCAGCTCGTCTCACTCAGAAAGTAGAGGATGTATGGAAAGTTTATCCACATCCTATTCCAGTTTTTGTAAGGAGTGAGATTAAAGTTGAAAAGCAAAAGTATTTGTGTAGATTAGATGTAATGGAATATAACTATTATGAGAACTCTGAAGATAATAATAAAACTATGTTAGGAAGTTTAAGATATAAGGATGAATATCAGATGAAACAGATACTCGATTCTTTGAAAGAGGTGAAATAATGTGTCAATTTGGCGATTCTTCTAAAATTCTAAGAGAAGAAATAATAGCAGAGGATACAAAGTTATATGGAGTTAGGCTATTCAAGATTAGTAATAGCTTTTCTAAAGATAGAATGCTACTATCATTAAATCAGAATTATAAGTGGCCATTTGATAAGGCTACTGGGGTTGGGCTAAAAAGAAATAATAGCGTAGGCTTATATAGCTACAACAACTACTACAACTACAACTACAACAACTACTACAACTACAACAACTACTACAACTACAACTACAACTACAACTACAACTACAACTACAACTACTACTACATTCTTGGGAAAATTCAAGTTTTTGGTTTAACTTTTGCATATAAAGAAGGTTATCGATCTGAATTTGCTAAGGTTGAATCAATAGCAGTAATTGATAATCCTCTATGGCTAGACTCAAAAGATGAGAAAGAACAAGCTTATCTAAAACATTTTAATGAATGCTGCGATGAAATAGCTGAGAAGTACAAAATCATTAAGGTTCCATATTTAGAAATAAAGAAGTTCGATGGAGGTGGAAATTGACTAGCAACGCTACTAGAACAATAGATTTATATGATAAATTTAAGGAGTTGCTACTTAATGCCAGAAGTGAAGGATCGAAATTATCAGTAATGTTCACATTTGTAGATTATTGTGATTCATTACACACTATTAAATAGAGGAAATATGGGAAACAATAAGGCAAATATTATATTAGATGCTTCTAAAATAGATTTATTTGAAACCTGCCCAAAAAGATATTTCTTTAGACATATAAGAAATAAAACTCTTCCAGTACTCTATAGAAGCAAGTCTTTAGACTTGGGTGGATTAGCACACGAAGGATTAGCTGTATATTACCAGTTGCTAGCAGAAGGCTTACACTTTGCAGACAGAGTGCAGCGATGTCTAATGAAAATACGTGCGATTAGTTGTGATGTGACTCAATCAAACTCAGAACCGGAAGAAGTTGAAACTCTACTCAGAGCAATAGAAGAAAATTTAGACTTCTGGAGAGCTGAGGACGAGAATAATATAGAAGTTCTAGCCGTTGAGCAGTCATTCGCCTATACGCTTTACGAAGATGATGATGTACGGATATTGCTTAGCGGCAAGATAGATTTACTCACGAACTATAGAGGATTAGGAAGAGGAGCAGATTATTCTAATCTTCCATTTGATCATAAAACCTTCTCTCGTGATTCAGTGCTTTATCGGAAGTCAAATCAATTCATCAATTATTCTAGCGCAGTCAGTAGCAATTATATCGTCATCAATCGTATCGGTCTTCAGAAGTCTTTACGTCCTGACGAGCGTTTTAAGCGAGTCACTCTATCGTATGATCCAATTTACATTCAAGATTGGAAGGATAATCTTGTAAAAGAAATTCTTAATGAATATCTAATTTGTGTTGCCGAACAATCATGGCCTGAAAAACCAACGAGTTGCAATAAGTTTAATAGACTTTGTGAATATTATGATGTTTGTGATAGTTCTGGTCAAGATTCCAAGGATAGAAAATTAGAAACAGATTATGTCGATGCGGAGGAATGGGATGTTACAAAAGGATTAAGGGTAGAATAATGATTAGAATTATTTTAGAAGTTATTAGTATTACTTTTAACTTATTGTTAATTTGGAGTAATCTATCTTTAGGATTTAAGAATAATCTTCTTAGAGAAAGAGCAGAGTTCTACAGAAACTTACTGAAAGAACAAGATGCTATCAAACATTAAGCAAGACTTCATTATTAACTTAGCCGTTCTGCCGCCACGTAGGCAATACTGTGAAAGAAGCAGGAAGCCGAAAGCTTATTAGCAGGACAATAGTGCTAGTTGATAATGAATAGACAGGGCCGCTAAGACGCACATGCATAAAATAAATGCTGTCGCTAACGGCTCTGTCGCCTTTTCTTTCGAAGTTAATTCATAATCTAAAAGGCAGAAGATGAGGGCAGAAAAACACATTCATCAATTAAGGAGACATAGTTTTAAATCTGGTAATGTAATATTCTTTTGTACTCTACCAGATTGTAACTTCAAAAGCAAGGTAGCCTTTCTTTTAGGCAAGAGGTCTATCTGTAATCGATGTGGTAAATCCTTTATCATGAGTGAATATAGTCTCAGGCTAGCTAAACCTCATTGTGATGCTTGTCATCAGCCTAAAGTTGAGAAAATTATTGAGGACGGTCTGGAAATGACTGCAACAACTAGAGAATTAACATTAGCAGAAAAACTAACTCGAACCATTCAACAAGCGAGAGAAAAACAACAACAAAATGAAGAGGAGGAAATGTAATGATGTTTTTTGAAGATTATGAAAGACCATTAAATATAGATGACGATGATGAAGATGAAAACGATGATGATGCAGATGACGATGATGAAGATGAAAGCGATGATGATGAAAATAAAGATAATGATAAAGAGAATGATATTGACGAGAAGCTAAAAAAGGTTCCTTACATTCTATGAAAGCTTCTGCTTTAACACCCGATAAAAATATATCTTTTTTATTTAAATCCTCACCTGGATTTGGTAAGACTCTAGCCGCTGCGAGTTTTGCATTAGAAGGTCCAGTATATCTATCCTATTGGGATAAATCTAAACCTATTGAGCTGCTAACCTTCTTCACTGAAAAAAGATTTGGTAGTGATGCCAAGAAAATACTAGACAACATAGAATATGATGTTTATAGCAGCCTCAATGCACATGAATACTTGAACAAACTAATTGATCTAACAAAAGATTGTCGCTATTTCGCTATGATAAATGATTCAGTCACAAATATGACAGCGGCTTGTGTTAATTGGTCACTCAATTTTGGAAAAACATCCAATGAGAAAAAGAAAATTAAAGATGTTCTTCCGGATTGGGATGAGTATAAAGTTGAGACAAGTCTAGTTAGCCAGTGTATTGACATCTCTCGAAAGCTTCCATGTCATATGATATGGACTGCGCATCCTTTGAGTTCAGTTAGTTTGTCTGGTAGTGGAAATTCTATGAAAGTAACAAGAACTAATCCCATAGTTAGTTATGGTTCTAAAGTGGCTAGTATGATACCTGGTTCATTTACAGAGATATATCATTTTAGTCAGATGTCTAATTGGACAGATGGTAAATCCTCTAAGAGATATATAGTGAATACCGAAGCTATTGGAGATGAATATGCTAAGAGTCCATTGCTAGCTGACTATGTGAAGGAATTTGATATCACAGATAAATTATTCTATCAAGTATGGAAGGAGTTAATAGATAAAAGTAGAGGAATAGAACCTATCAACAATCATTTCACAAAACAAACAACACAAGAAAAAGAGTGGAGAACCTAAAATGAGAGCAATCCTCAGCCCAGATGACCTAAAATCAGGAGATTTACTTGACCCAACCTGGTATCCAGTAGAAATCACTGATTACGAAGAGAAGGATGCAGAGACTGACGGTTCAACTAACTGCATCTTTACATTCTCTATCCTTGATGGACAAAATAAAGGAACTACAGTAACTAAGCTAGTAAATGAGAAGCCAAAGGCTCTCGGACATCGTTCTATTCGTCCATTTTGGGAAGCATTGAAAATCCCGAAGAGAACTGATGGTGGATACGAATTCTCTACTGACTTGTTTAAACAATCCATTGGTCGTAAGTTGATGATTTATATCAAGCGTGGAAAGTCTAACAAAGGTAATGAATTTAATGATGTGACTGATTTCAAGCCGCTAACGTAATATTGAAATGACTGATAATGTTAGCACGTAACAAGTAAAGAAAAGTCATCTAGCCGTTCTGGACTATAACTAGAGCGGCTCTTTCTCTTTCAAAAGAGTGAGATAAGCAGGAATGAATCTCTTTAGAATTTAGAAAAGAAGGCTATGAAAAAGAATCAGAAATGGATAGAGAGAGCAAAAGAGACATACCATTTCCATAAAACCAAGAAATTAGTTGATAGCGAATGGGATACACGTAAAACAGCTAAGACTCTTCGTCGTAGTCATGGAAGTGTTTGTCAAGATCTAATGATAGCAAGATGGTTAAAGACTCATTCTAATCAGATTGAAAGATTTGATTATATGTATGAGGCTTTAGAGTTTATTCGTAAAAAAGAAAAAGAAGCCGAATTGAGTGATATTGAATGAGATTTATTAAATCAGAACATAGTTTATCTGTAGGACGTACTATGCACAACGTAATATTAAATGATATAGACTAATGAGTAACAACCGTTATGTTCCGGGAGTAGGCTCACTCTCCCCCAAACTATTAATTATAGGAGAAGCACCCGGAAAGCATGAAGATGAGCAAGGCATTCCGTTTGTAGGACCATCAGGTAAGATTTTAGATGCCTGTTTGGAAAAGGCGGGAATTAAACGAGGTGAATGCTATATAACTAACGTATGCAAATATCGTCCTCCATTAAATGATTTGAAGAAGCTTCACTTAATAGGTGTTAATATCGAAGATGAAATTAGAAATCTCTGGGAAAATGAAATTAATGTCTTACGTCCTAATTGTATACTAGCCGTTGGTGATGTCGCTCTTCAAGCAACAGTTGGAGTCTGTGGAATACTCAATTATAGAGGAAGTATATTAACTTCTAAGAATGGAGTCCAGAAAGTTATTCCAACAATACATCCTGCCGCTTTGTTCTCTCGTGCCGCTACGGACGATGAAGACTCTAAGGGTGGATTATCGTGGGTGTGGTTAAAAGTAATTGAGGCAGATATACGCCGAGCGGCTGAAGAAAGTTTCACTTCTGACATTAAACTGCCTGAAAGGAATTTACAAATATGTCACAATTCCTTAGATCTATATAGATTCTTCAGAGAGTATGAAAAAAGAGATGTTGCTAGTGTTGATATTGAGTCTATTAATTGCGTTCCTGTATGTGTTGGTTTTGCTTTCAACAAAGTACATGCCATTTCTATTTCTTTGTTACGTAATATTGGTCCTCATAAACTTACTGATATGGGCGATAACGAGCTTGATGAATGTTGGAGGATGATTGATGAGCAACTCAGAAGAGTTAGAATCATTGGACACAATTTCATGTACGATGAGTATAAACTTGGACTTATCGGATTTGAATGCCCTAGAGTCTACTCTGACACACTTATTAAGACTAGAGTTATCTTTCCTGAGCTTCCAGATAAGAGACTTCTCACTGTTAGCTCATTATGGACAAGAGAACCATACTATAAAGATGATGGAAAAGAATTTAAACTCGGTAAAGTTAAATTTGATCAATTTCTTATTTACAATGCTAGAGATTGTGCTGTCGAATTTGAAGTAGATGAAGAACAAGAAAAAGATTTAATTCAACTAGCTGAAACCTATAACGTGCCACTAAGAGAGTATTACTATAACTACATGATGAAGAAACATAAATTCTATTTAAAGCTACAAAATACTGGTAAGAGAGTTGATTTTGCTAGACAACGCGAGCTGATGAAGAAATATACTGAAATGGCTCATGAGGTTCATAATAGACTTACTGAAGCTATAGGACAGGATATGAATGTAAAATCCTATCCTCAAATATTTGAATTACTATATAAGATTATGAAGTTTAAGCTTCGTAAAAGGAATCCTACTAGTGAGGATTCTATAGTTGCATTAATGAGTAATTGTAAGGATAGAGTTAAAAAGGAGATTTTAAAAAATGTCCTTGAAGAACGTCGAATTAGAGATCAAAAATCTCGACAAATCTCTTTCTCGCCTGACTATGATGGCAGATGCAAATCAGCTTACAACATTTCAGCTACTGAAACTTGTCGCTCATCTACAGGCATTCTTAAAAAACCTTTGCGACCAAAAAAAATTGGACTTGCAGACCATACAATTTCTGCTCACGGGAGATTGGCCAAAGATATCAAGTCTATGTTCATCGCTGATGAAGGCAAAGTTATAATAGCCGCTGATGCATCACAAGCTGAAGCACGGATTGTAGCAGTATTAAGTGAAGATTGGGAATTATTGAAAGCTTTTGATTTGATCGATATTCACCGAAGAACGGCAGGATTAATTTTTGGTTTTACTTCTAATCTTAATTTAGGTTTGGATGAAATTCCAAATGTAGACTTAATGTCTAAGGACTGCCCGGAGCGTTTCACGGGCAAGAAAGTTAGACATGCTGGTAATTATGATATGAAGGAGAGAAGATTTAGAACTGAATTTAATACGGATGCTCAAAAGTTTGGAATTAATATGGATATATCTGAGTGGAGAGCTAAACAAATGCTGGAGATATTTCATGCCGCTAGCCCTAAGTTACGTTCAGTATTCCATAAACAAATACAGGAAGCTTTAGACAACACTAGGGTATTAATTGACCCATATGGAGGAGTAAGAGTATTTAATGGTAGATCTGATGAAATATATGGAGAGGGTTATGCAAACATTCCACAAAGAACAGTTGCTCATCTTGTGCAGGGAGCAGCTTTAAAAATTGATGAAGAACTTCAAGATGACGAAGGAAATGTTCTCTTTTTGGAGGAGAAACATGATGCTATTTGTATTGAAGTTCCAATTAATAATTGGAAACCATATGCTAGATTGATGAAGAAGCACATGGAGTGCCCAATTAATTTCAGGACCTACTGTACATTAAAACGTGATATCGATTTGGTTATTCCGTGCGAAATAGATATATCATATACTAACTTTTCTGAGTTCAAGAAAGTTGAGGCAAGCGAAATTGAATAGGATAAATAAATCATGACCAAGATTTGTTTAATCGCTGAAACTGCTGATGAAGCAAGAAGATGGGCTAATAGTCAAAATTTATCATCTGAACAATATTTCTATGCTAGAAATGTAATTGACGTAATTACTAAGAATAACTTTCATGTAATCGCTCTTGGCATTCCATCTTCTCATTTTGAGAGACTTTATGAATTAGCTCTTGTAAGAGGCAAAATTGGAAGAATATGAAAGATAAAAATTGGGTTATATCATTTCCTAAAATAATAAATTCAAATGGATGCTGGATACCATCTGATAGGGCTCCTAAACCTGGTGGAGGATATTGCTCTATAATGGTAGATAGGAAAAGTTACCAGTTGCATAGATTAGTTATATCAATAATACATAATTTAGATTATAATAACCCATTATGGGAAGCTAGACATGGAATATATTGTGTTCCATCTTGTTTTAATAGAGTTAGGAATGAGTGGAGAAGAAAACGTAATGGATAGTTCTAAGATTGCCATAGAATTATCTATAAGAGAAGCTACAGTAATAACTCATGCTCTACAGACTTCATCTCCTAGAAAAGATGATGAATTAATAGCATATGGCCTATATGCTAAAATTACACGGTTAATTGAAGAAAAGAAGAGAGCCTCATGAATGAGCTTTTCGTGGATAGAAGATTTAGTCAATGAATACCGCGATGTAGAAACACCAGAGAGCTGGATATATTGGTCTTTAATGTGTTGTATAAGTGCGGCAGCCGCTAACGCATATACACTGATTTCATTCAAAGGTAATCATGTTTATTATCCAAATATTTATGTTATTCTCATGGGTGAGAGTGGTTTGGGTAAGGGATTTCCAGTTTCTCTGGCTGAGAAATTAGTTAGAGCATCAGATTGTACAAGAGTTATCGCTGGAAGAAGCTCTATTCAAGCTATTATTAAAGAAGGAGCTACTACTAGAACAAAGCAAGACAAAAAGCTCATTACAGACAGTAGGATGTTTGTTGTAAATGGTGAGTTATCAACGGCTATCATTGCTGACCCTGATAGCTTAACAATATTGACTGATTTATTTGATAGAAATTACAGACAAGAGTGGACGAATATGTTGAAAGGAGATGGTCATGAAAAACTCAAAGAGCCATATATCACTTGTTTATTCGGGTCTTCCCCTGCTCACTTTTACGCAAAAATCCCTCAAGATAACATTGAGGGTGGCTATATTGGAAGGAACCTTGTTATCTATGAAGAAGAAAGAGCGAGATATGTTGATCCGATTGATTCGGAAGAAGAAGCCTTCGATAAAGATAGATTTACGAATTATATAATTCCTAAGTTTGTTCCTCATTTGATAAAAATAGCCGCTAATAAGGAACGAATGCGTTTTGAAGAATCGGCAAGAGTTAGATATAATGCCTGGAGAAGAGAGTGGAGAGATAATCAAGCTCAATATAAAGATAGAACTGGATTTGTAAATCGTGTTCCAGATCATGTGTTGAAAACGGCTATGCTATTAACTTTAGGACGATATGAAAATAATACGGTAATTCCATTATGTGATGTGAATGAAGCAATCATTAAGATAACCAATCTCATTTACGCTAGTGCTAAAGCCGCTGAAGGCGGAGGACTTGACCCCTTAGCGGCTCAAACAAAAAAAGTTGTAGACTTTCTAATTTCTGCTCCTGATAATAGTTTACTACGAAGAGAGCTTCTAATAAGAGGATATGGAGATTATGATACAGTAATATTAGATAAGATATTAGATACTCTAATTGAGATGAAATGGGTTAAGAGAGAAAGGATAGGAGTAGGAAAGAATATTGATTATCAATATTTTCTCAGTGGGGAACCAAAAGAGTCTCTTATGAAATTCAGAATGAGGAACAAGGAATGAAGTATTTTAGTTCAATTATGAATATAGTTCTAAGTCTACTTATTTTTGCATTAGTATATGAATTAAATTATGCAACTGAGACAGCTCATAAATGTGTTGAAATTATAACTGGAGGAACGAAATGAGCGGAGTCCTCAGCAAGAATCCTTGGCCTGATGATACAATGAGTGATTACTATATAGTTGATGTAATAGGAACAACTTTAGTTAACAAAGCTACTGGAGGCGTTTTGAGCAATCAACCAGGTGATAATCATTGGGAAGAGAGACCTGCTGGAACGGCTGGAAATTATGAAGTATTCTCTATTAGCGGCAACTTAGCTGTTTATTGTCCACAAGATGGAGCTGGTAAAGCTTATCTTCAGTATTATTTCTATTTACCTGATGTGCCAAATCTATGATTAAAGCTCTTGCTGAGAAAGATGGAAGAAAATTATTAATTTTAATCCTTTTTGAGGAAAATCTAGAAAAGTTAAAAGATGAACAACCTATATTAATTACAGTTGAGCAAATGAAAATAAGTAAAATTATTATTGATGAAATATTCATTTGTTACTTCGAAACTTTTGATATTGCTGTCAAATATTTAATGGAACATAAATTACTTGACGGTGCTGATATTAAATATGAGTAATAAACTAATTTTACTCAATCAATCAACTTCTTATAAGCCTAAAACAAGAGATCAGATAATCAACGTTCAATCTAATTTCTGTAATCTTCGAGATGCTGATGATATTCCAATATTTACGATTTATTTAACGAGTCTTTATGCTAATAATAATTTAGATAAATTTATTAATTGGATTACTCGGCTCAAAGCGGCTGGTTCAACTCACATTGATATAGGCTTAACGGCTAAGTATGATGAGAATCTTGGTTGGATTGATCGTTATCCTATTTCAGATATTGATCTCACAAATAATCTCCCATTACTACAGAAGATAGCTAATGTTCTAATAAATATGAATTTTATCCCACATATTCATCTTTCATGGGATGACAATGGATTTTCTTGGGGAATGAATAATATTCCAACTATAATTTCTGAACTAAAACCACTAATTCCATATTGTCTTTGGAATACAGGATGGGACGGATGCTTTCCTTCTTGGAGCCGAGATCAAACTATTACTGCTATACAGCTTTTGCGACAATGTTTAGGTCCTAATGGACAGATTGCTACAGAATTCGGTGGACCCGGAGGATTATTCCCATATATTGATATGGGACAAGGACAAGCTGATTATGATGGACCCTTGCAACAACTTGATTGTTTATGTTTGGAATATGGTAATAATGGGCAAATACCAATTCCTGACTGTGGAATGCAGCAACAGGGTACAAGAATCCTCGGTAAGAGCTATAATCTTCCTCTTATTTCTGGCTGTGATGATCATTCTAATGTATACTATCTCTCATCTCCAAGACAAAGAGGGCCATTAAATATTTGTATTTATGAGTGGGTTTGGGGCGGAGCATATAGTCAAATTAGAAAGTTGAGTCAGCCATCAGATGCCGCTACGATAGCAAAGCAATTCAAAGCTTATGGTTATAGCAGTTTTGGAAATGGTCAGCCACTTTAATGAAATGACAATGAAAAGAGAAGTTTGGTGTCCTAAATGTGACATTTATCATATCACTATTGAAGCAAATCCTAAATGTACAACTTGTAAATCTACATTAATAACAGTACTTTACAGTAAAATGACAGGAGAAAGGATTATAAAAGAGTGACAGAAAAAATCAAAGAAACAAAAGCATTCAATAAATTCGTTGCAGAAATAAAAGATATGTTAGAACCATCAGCAACAGAGAAAGGATACAATTCTCTAGGAACTGAGAAAAATGAGTTATATCAATTTGTTCAAGGATTATCACATAGCGACTCTCATGCTATAGGAGAGATTATCTATAAGTGTGTTAGATATACTAATAAAGGAGATAAGAGAGACTTATTGAAGATAGCGGCGTGGGCTTATCTCATTTGGAGATTTGGACATTGAATATCAGAGATTGTGCTATTGAATGTCATGAAATTTCAATAAAACACGGTTTTTGGAAAGTTTCTCAGTCCATACCTGAAAAATTGTGTTTAATCCATTCTGAAATTTCTGAAGCTTTAGAAGATTATCGAGAAGATAAGATGGGTCATTTTGGCGAAGAACTTGCAGATGCCACTATTAGGTTATTTGACTTAGCAGTTCATGAAGGGATAGATATCGAAGATGAAATTAGAAGAAAAATGAATAAAAATATTGATAGACCCTATCTTCATGGAAAGAAATTATGATTCCAAATGATATTAATGAAAGAAGAAAAATGATTAAGTTTATGCTAGAAGCTTTAGAAACTGAGGATGAAATGTCTAAATGGGAATCTGACTTTACAGCTTCAATAGCAGATCAATTCACTATTAAAAAGGACTTGTCACAGCGGCAGTGTGAGAAATTAGAGCAGATATATGATAAATATAATTAAATTATTTATTTTCAATATTAAGAATAGATATCAAGAGTTGACTGATGAGAGAAGCTTAATTGGTGATTACATTCATATAGCTATAGAGAAACTTTATTTATTGAAGTTTCCTAAATCTCAATCTCTTTGCTGAAGGTTCAGGATAGTTTTGTGTCATTCCTGCAAGAGAACCAATGCCTAGTGCAGTATCGAGTCCAATATTCTTAGAGAAATCTGGCTCTTTCTGCACTAGATCATTTAGATCCTGAAAGAAGATAGGAGTGAATCTTTTAATTATTTCAGTTGGAACTGTAGTCTTCCGTCCATATTCATTCGTATAACTTCCAAATGCAAATAGATCTTCAGTTTTTGGCTTCTCAAATTTTTTTGCTGTAAGTAAATCATGTATGAAACTAGCGGCTGGAGACTCTTTATTTTTTAGAAATTGTCCAATGACATCTAGTGGAGTTTGAACTGATTGCGGTAAAACTCTCTTTTGTTCTCTCGAAAACATACTAGATGTTCCCGGTGCTGTAGCTAAAAATCTTGCAGCCGCTACGATGTATTGTTGAAATCCACCCCACGGATCAATAACATCTTTTTGATTAAATCTAGATTTACCAAAATCAGTTGATAACATACTAGCTAATCCAGTCTTTACCTTTGCTCCTCCATAAGAGGATAGGGTATCAATGGTAGTTCCTAATGCAGCAATACCAAGAAGTGACTTTAATCCCTCCATTCTCATCTCTTTGGGAAGTTCAGTATAAAGCTTAGGATTGGTGAACACTTGAACTCTAGAAGCAATCATTCTTGGTGACCAGAATATTGTATTTAACTCATTAGTATATTTATTAAGTGCTCCTAAATCTCCTCGTCCAGTAGCAGTATTAATAAACTTGGCTATAGCTTTTGCATTACTAGTTGGTCCATTTTCATCAGCTATTTTATAGCCTAATCCTTCTGCTTGTTTAATCATATTATCAAATACATCTGAGCGTAATTTATTAAGAAATCCAGAATAAGCTCTTGATGATGGAGCAGTTATCTTCTCAGCATATGAGTGAAGAAATTCTTCTTCAGAGTTCATTATACTTCCAGGTTTAGATAGAAATAAACCTGAATCTCTTCCGAGTTCAAAATTTGGACGTTCTCGAATAGCCTTCATCGACGCATCGTAAAACTCTTTATTACCAAAAAATTTAAACATATCTCCTAAAGCAGGATAGAACTCTTTACGATAAGCTAGTCCAATTCCATGCCGCAATGGAGCCGCCAAAGAAAATGCATTTTGCATCGATTTCATTGTATTAGCTATCTTAGAGACTTGTAGCTTAACGGCTCCTAATCCTCCATGTAATTCAGTTATTCTATCAGCAAAATTATTACCAAATACTTGATCTAATAATGCTAATTCATTCCTTTGTGGAGTTTCATTACCATTAAGGATTTTAAATAAAGCAGTATAACTTCTCGCTTTCTCTGGTTCAGATATCCTAGCTTTGGTAATAGCATTGAAGAGTTGATCTGTTTCTTCTGGCTTGAGATTTAATGCTTCACCCGGATTAACTTTCTCAAATTCACCTCTTAACTTACTTAACCTAATAGCGGCTCCTTTAGAACCAGTTGCTGTCACATCAGAGAATGCAGCAAATCTTTTAGCTCTTTCAGCTCTATTAATTAATTCTTGTCGAGTAGTTTTCTCTATAGCATCCAATGTAGCTTGAAATAATTTATCTAATACTGGTCCATTAGGACCTTGAGATTTAGGATACTTTTTAGACCTCTTAGCGGCTCCAAATCCTGCTTGTAATTGTTCTTCACCTTCAAGGATTGGGTGTTCAGGAGTTTTAATCTCTTCTTCAGAACCAATCTGATTCCCTCTAGCTTTATCTGCTAAATCTTGAGGAAGTAAGTAGCCTTTCTCTGGTGAATCTGGCTGATAATATTTTTCAGCTTCAGATTTAGGTAACTCAATTTTATATATCCTTCCAGCATCACCACCACGCTTTGAATAGAATAGAGCTGTAGAAGGGTCATCACTATACCATCTTCCTGCATCTTGACCTTGTATAGCAGATTCAGATTCACCTCGATAAAGTGTAATTTTTGGCTCTTCTAAAACTTGTTTTCTCTGTGCTAAAGCTCTAGCCCTTAACTCTTCACCTGACATTAGTTGAGCATCAGCAGGAGTAGGAGGAATATCAATATTTTGCTCTTTCAATCTATCAGCACTAACTGTTGATCTATCATAATCTCCACCTTTAACATTGTACATAGGTTGATTATTATTTGGATCAATATAAGCAAATTCAGCCGTTGGTTTAGTTTCTTCAGCTTTTTTTCCAGTAAGAGCTTGAATTTGAGATGCTACTCTATCTTTATCTTCTGGAGAAATATTTTGATCCCAAGGACCAGGAGGTCTTTGTTTAATAGGAGGTTGTTCATCTGCTACTACTCTACCCGATTCATCTTTTATTGAAGTATCAGATTGTTCTTCTAATTCAGGCCCAAATGGTTTATCTTTTAGCTGCTTATTTTTTAATTCACTCATTGTACGTCTTACTGATGCTTGTGGAATACCAGTTTCATCAGATATATTTTTAGCAGTTCGTGGAGTGCCTTCTTTAGTTAAAGCAATAGCTATTCTATCTTGTTGTGGAGTAGTATGAAGAGTTTGTCTGACTGAAGGAATATCTTGAGATTGTGTTTGTTTTACTGAAGGAGTTTCACCTTTTCTCAATCCTAGAACACCGCCTGCCGCTTCGAGGCCTCCAGTTAATGTTTCTGATAAGCTTCTATCTTTTAATCCTTTATAGACACCATGCAGTCCTTCAACTGTTACAGGAACTGATAGTAATCTTCTAACACCTTTAGCAACTTGTGATATTGCTGGTAATTCTTCTCCAGCACCAGCGGCTGTGAGTCCTATATTTAATGGAGTAGACAATGGTTCTAATACTCCACCTATGAAACCTTTAATTCTAGCTTCAGTAGGAGACTCTTTTAAAGAGCGAGGATCTATTGTTTCAGCTTTGACTAAAGGAGATGTGGCCCACTTAAAAACTTTCTTTAGACCACTTTCTTTAGGAGCTATAGGATCATTAGGAGGTTTCCAATCATCTTGACTAATTGGTTCAGATGGAGGAGTCCATTCATCTTCATCGTTAGATTGTTGTTTTCTGAAAAGCTGAGGCATTACTCACCTAAAATTGCGTTAAAAATGAGTGGAACAACAATCGTAGCATCTGACTTAATGATGAATGTTGGGGTATCTTTATTAATTTTATCCCAACTTATCTTTTCGCTAGCTTCGGCTCCAGAATATCCACCATATGTTGGATCGGCATCAGTAATTTCAGTAAGATATGCCCAATGTTTAACTTTATTTCCCATTTGACAATCTTGTCTAAGCCATGGGACTACACAAATAGAGAAATCTCCAGCTATTCCACCACCAATCTGAAAGAATCCCTTATCAGCTTTCTCTCTTAAATACCAATCTCCTAGATAATTTAATGCTTCATAATCATTCTTCATAATATTGGGATCAACTTCCATCTCTCTAATAAGAGCTGAGAAGACTTGACCTAATGTAGAATCACCATTACCAGGTGTAACAATGGGAATCTTCATCTTCATAGCCGCTAAGAGCCATGATTCATTTGGGTCAGTTTGATAATACTCTTCAAATCTACCATCAAGTAATAATTCGCCTAAGAATTCAAATGGAAACTTTCTTTCTTCAGATATTTCCCATTTTTCTATAATTAAATTTTCCACTTTTTTCATAGTTTCAGCTGATATAGTTCCATCTGTAACTCTGTTATGTTTTTTCTTATTAAGTTCTTCATCATCTTCAGGAGTTAAATCTTTATAATTTGGTATTATTTTAGCATCGTTTAAACCAATTAAATTGAATACATCTTCCTCAAGATTGGCTCCAGTACAAGAGATTCCAGAAATATAGCCTTTATAAATCATTTTAGCAATTGATATGCCGAGTCGTGCAGTTGATGAGGCACCAGCCATTGCTAAGAACATTTTGCCACCAGTATCTAATAAATGCTTATATGCATATGTTGCATTCTTCACTTGAAGAGCATTATACCGATGATAATTTCCTCTAATTAACCTTGCAGTAGCGCCAGGAAGGTGGACTTCGATAGAAGGTTTCATTTCCCTAGGAAGCATCATTGACCTGTTTCTTCTTCAGCACTAGAATTAGAAGATTCTTCAGTAAATCCCCTCTTAGCGGCTTGAGTAAAATCATTATCTGTCCAATTAGATGTATCATACATATGACCTGTTTTAGGATCAGTCATTACTTTTGGTTTATCTGAAGAGTTTTGATCTCCTTTAGTTGTCGTAGTAGTTTTAGTTTGTTGATCTGGACTAATCTTTGTTATAGTTGTAGTTTTAGAAGCTTGTTTTAATTTGTCTTCTAAATCTTTTATTTGTCTATTATGCTGTTCAGTAGTAACATCGAATTGATGCTGCTTTGAATCCATCTCAAGTTTATGCCTTTCCTCAACAGCGACTTGATAGTCTTTTTGAGCTTGTAAATGATCTTCGGCTGATTTAGTTTTATCTTGTAAAGCCTGTTGAGAAAGAGCTAATTTTTGATTAGCTTCATCAGTCTTGCGTTGTAAATCAGCCGTTTTCTGAGCATTTATTTGATCACTCTTTTGCTGATTTAATTGTTCTTGAGCTGATTTAATACTTAATGCTTGTTGACCTAGTTGCCCTTGCTGCTGTTGTCTTTGGCTCTCAGTATTTGCTTGTTGCTGTCTTATCCCTAACTCACCTTTTTGATATCCAGTCATCTGATTAGGATCAAATCCCATTACAGTATTAGGTTGTGAACCTTGAGAGCTTTGAGAACTCTGATTTTGATTTAGAGCATTATCATAGATTCTCTGCAATCTATTCTGCCTCAAGCTCAAATCTGACATGAACTGAGCTTTTTCTTTAAAATCTTGTAAATCTCTATTCTTAATTTGATTTGAGAGATTTAAAATATCAGAATAATCATCATGCTGTTGAGGAAAAGGATTATAAATTCCACTCGGAGGAGTTCCAGTTGCAAATGTAGGCATGATTAACTCATAGCGAGAGAACCAACAGTTCCAAGTCTTCGATTACGCATATCTTGTTGATTTAAACTTAGTTGTCCAGCACCAAGAACCTGATTTCCGAACGTATTAACTAATGCTGGACTAGTTCCGTATAGAGATGCTTGACCACCTGCCGCTGAGAGCGCAGCATTCTTATTAGCCTGCTGAGTAGCTAAAGCATTTGATACATTAGTCTGCTGAGATTGCATATTAGCATTAGCATTAGCTAAATTGATTTGATTCGCAATATCAGCATTTCTTTGAGCTGCTGATGTCTGCAATTCACTCTGAGTAGCAGCGGCACTAGCATATGGGCTAGAAGCGGAAATTCTATTTTGAGCAACATCTTGAGCTATTTGTGCTTCTGCATTAGTAGTAGCATCAGATATTTGCTGTGACTCATCCCTAGCCATTTGAGCTTGTACAGCATTATAATTAGGAGAATAACCACCAGCTAAAGCTCTTTGCTGGTCTACATTTTGCTGAGCACTAGCATAAATAGATCTAATTGGACTAATTGCTCTAGCTCTAATATTAGCAATATCAGCCGATGAAAATCCACCAGTAGTAGCTAAATCAGATAAATTAGATAATGACCCAGTAACGGCTGATGTTGGAGCATATTGAGCCGTTGTTGGAGATACATTTACCGGTGATATATTTGGAGCCGTTATCGGTGTAGAAGCGACTTTAGAATAATCTGCCATTATTTTATCATAATCACTTCCTTGACTCTGAGCAGCGGCTGCAAAATTAGATGGGTCTCCAAATAACATTGATGGAGGTGTAGACCTTGGAATACCAATTCCAGGACTATTATCTTGACCAAAAGTTGCTAATCCAGCCAATTCTTATAAACCTCCAGAGAACCTCAAAAATTCTCTTCCCCTTCTAGCCAATAAACCAGGAACTTCAACAAGGACTCCATCTTTATGCATTCTATCCCATCTAGTAAATAAGTCCTCTGTGACTATTTGTCCATTCTCAATAACTTTATAGAGAGTTGATGTAAGAAAATTATAAATACCAAGATTATAGCAGAAGTCAACAAGTGCATCAACTTTATCATTATCCAACTCCGTTTGAATGATGCTAAAGAGGTGCATTTTAATCTCATCACACTTATTATGTAATAAGACTTCTGCTTCAGTTTGAGTAATAGTTGTTCCTAATTTTACTGGAACATTATTATAGATAGTAGAACCATATCCAACAGTAGGAACTCCAGCCGGATCGAGATATGCTGTTAAGCGGCATCCTTCATTAGAAGCTACAAATCTTTCTGAGCTATCATTAAGCGACACCTATTTCTCCCTCACCTTGAATAATTAGTGTTGTATTAGCCGATGCTCCACCAACTAAGAAATCACTAGTATCAAGTCTTAATGCCCCATACCATTCATATTCGCTATTAGCTGGTACTGAATGAGCATTCCATTCTTCTGTTCCAGCCGTATTAGCTCCAGTAGCTCCTAACCACAATGAGAACGTAGCCGCACTACCTGTTTTATTGATAATTCTAATATGTTTAATAATTATATAACAATTAACATAAGAACCACTAATATTAGTGCCACCAGTTAATGTTGGTGGATTAAGTATATTTGTAGTTAACGTACTCGTTAGTGCTAATGGTCCGAATCTAAAGACTTTATTTGCTGGCATAAGTTATATTGGCAATGTGTATCCAAAAACAGTCGTCAAGACTTGACTATCCAAATCGGCATCAGAAATATCACTAATAGCAACTCTATTCACGAAATCAAATGTTATATTACTCGCTACTACATTCGTTGAAGCAGCTAAAGCTAAATAATAACCTTGAAAAGTTTGTGTTACAACTAATGTTCGTGCTCTACTAATTTGAGGAGTTGTATATTGACCTGATGTTCCATTTAAAATTTGAGCAGCTATTTTAACTATTGCAGCTCTACAAGCATTTTGAAATGATGGAGAATCAGCAAGACATGATATTTGTGCGTCTGTGGCTGCCATATTATAATCCTAAAGTCCTTGCTAGTTCATTCCAAGTTGTTCCATCAGAAACGAATTCAATCATATGTTTTTTTGAGCCTGTCAAAGTCATTGTCCCATTTGGTTTGAATGTAGAAGCAAATGTAACAACATCTCCTCCGCCTGCATCGGAAGTGATACAAATCCATAAATGTTGACCAGCTACTCCAACTCCTGATGGAGTTAGAGTCATATTGGTTCCAGCAGTGGAGGTTAGAGTATGTAAATTAGGATTTGTGACGGTTATTGTGGCAGCGGCTCCTACGACTCCAATAGCATCAACATCACCTGAAATGTATCCACCAATAGATTGAATATTTAAAGCATCAAGAGAACCATAAGCTGATTGTGCTCTAGTTCTAATTTTAAGTAGAGCATCAGTCGAGACATCTAGTCCTATTCCTGTAGTTAGAGAATTTTGTTTAAGAATTGATAATTGACCTTGACCAGTTCCTAAAAATGCTACTTCTTGATTAAATACGATTTGATTTGTTCCAGAACCACCGAGAATTTGAATTGGAGTCGTTCCTTGTGTAGTATTTCCAATTCCAAAATCATTCGTAGTTATCTGCCCAACTCCAATACTCCATCTATCAAATCCCGTTGTCGGTGTGAAATAACAAAGGGAAGTAGCTCCTGATGATTGAAGATCAAGCTGTACTCCATTTCCTCCAGCAATAAATACGCGTGTTCCAATAGGATTACTCGTTCCACCAAATCCTACATTACCATTATTTTGACATTGAAAAGATATAGTTCCACCATCATTACCAACTAGAAATGAAATTGCTGATGACGCACCAGAGCCGCCATTACCAGATGTCCCAACAAAACTTAATTGTGATGAATTAAGAGTTCCACCATAAATAATAGGGCAAATAAGAGAAGTTGAAATATTTTCTGTACCAGTAACATCAAGAGTATAACTAGGACTTGCTGAAGTTCCTATTCCTAATCTTTTATTAGTGTTATCCCAAAATAAATCAGCATTATCTTCAGCTAAGTCTCCACTCGGAGAACCAAATGGAACTGATCCTTTAGTAAATTTCTTTAAAATAGCAGGTGGATACATCATGTAATCCGCTTCATCTAAAGGATCAATAAATAACTGACTATTTATTCCAGGTGGTCCTTGTGGTCCAGGAGTTCCAGAAGATGAAGCTATCGATGTAGTTTGAGTATTTAATGAAGCTAAAGCAGATATTAAACTTCTAATAACTTGATATGTAGGGTTGTCCCTATTTTGCAAGTTTGTATTTAATAGTGCTTGATATAGACGAGAAGGATCAAAGCTCATTGTGGATAAGACTTCGCAACTGCTTTGACATAAATAACTACTCTAGAAATTTGAAACCATTCACCAAGATTGACTGTCTTAATTTGAAGTTTAGCCCTTTGTTGAGTAAAATTAGATAATATAGTTGGTTCAATATTAGTTGTAGAATTCAATGTTAATGGTGCTAGTGAGTCACTTTGAGTTTTATCCAAACTGTATAAAGTTGAAACAAGACTAGCAGAGCCGTTAACACGTAAACGAACTAAACCATAATGATTAACGACTTCTTCACCAGTTGATTTCTTTGTTGCCATTATGGAATGAATCCAAACTCAACTGTTGGGTCCAAGATGTTTACAGGTGTAGCGGCAGCGGCTCTATTATTAGGATTATAGACGTTATCAAATGCTTGTCCAGTAGTTAAAACATATAAACCAGACGAATCATTAAAAATTATAGAAACAGTACCAATTAAAACACCATTTTGCGGCGGTGTTTGAGTAGCATTATTAGCATTCATATCAGCGAGAAGAGTTACAGTTCCACTATTAGGATTGTTAAATGCTGGGAACCAGAATACAATTTGTGTATCAGTTTGACTAATGAAATCTTGAGCATATACAACATTATCATGTAAAGTTGTTCCAACTAGAGCTTGAACATGTATTCTAGAAACTAAACTTAATCCGGAAGCTCCATTAATTGTAAACTTCTGACCCATAACAACATTACTAGTTACTGGAAGAGTCCAGCTAGAAGTTAATATACTATATGTTCCACTAACTGCCCATTTACTAATCCATCGAGAAGTTTGATGCCCAATAGTTGTATTGTCAACATGAAATCCACAACCTTGAGTAAAAAATAATAATGGATTTGGTATCTCGTTAGATGGATATTGAAAGCTTTGATTAGTCAATCCTAAATCAGATGAGATTATTGATGGGTCAAAAGTTAAATCAAAATGATTTGTTGCATCGGAAGCACTATTATCAAAATAACAAGCAATCTTAGCTGATGTGATATTAAATCCAGCTGGTAAGCCTGCAAATGATATTGCTGCATTACCATCTAGAGCTATCACATTGCCAGTGAGACTAAATCCTAATCTGAGAATATCAGTCCCAGTATTAGGGGTTATAGTATTTCTACCCTGTAAAATTCTTGGAAATGGCGGTGGAACTCCTGTAGATGATGAAAATATAGTTGCTAAAACAAAAGAACCATAAACACCCAAAGCAGTATTATTCTCAACACTGCCGCTAGTAACAGTACCAGAATCAGGGGTTATTATGAAAGTTCCAGACATCAGAATCCTATATCAGAACCAATAATTACATCATCTGTATTTTGTATCGCTACTGCATTAACACCCTGTGAAAAATTCCAAGGACACCATCTAATATTCTTATAATCCAATCCATTCTGATAGTCACCAACTAGTAGCAAGCGGCTTGGAAGAGTACAATAAAGTTTCCTTTCTATTGGATTATTAATTAATTGAATTTTACCATATCCATTTCTATCCAAATTTTTCCAATAATTATCGATTTTCCAGGTTAAAATTTGTTGTGGTATAGGATATTTTCCGTTAAATTGTTCAATTCCACGATATGTAGCAATTAATAATGAATCAACACTAGCTTTACCAGAATCCAGAACTGTAGCTATTCCGTGTGGACAAGTTCCTACAGATGGATCAACAGGTACGAGAGGCCATGAAGATGGGTATCCATCATTATCCGAATATGAAACTGTTTGTGACCTCTTAAAAGCGTAGAGAATATCTCTCATCTCTTGGGCATTAGTAATTGGATTTCCATCAAGAGGAACTACTATAATACCAGCGATTTGATCTATTGCTTCAGGTTCACCAGGTGCAGAAACTAAAATCAAAGAAATATTTGCATTAGTACAGGCTAATACAAGTCGATTATGATACATTCCGAGAGTTGAACCAGCCGGAATGGCTGTATAATTGTTTATTAAATGACTAGCATCTGATAATAAATCTGCATCATAAAATGAAATATTACTTAAAGTTGTAGTCGTGTTATCATTAATTACAGCATTTGGAACAAAGAAGAATTGATATCCATTTAAATCTCCATTAAAATTCTGAATAGTCTTAGTTGCAACTAATAGTCGTTTCACCACATTTGAGGCACCTGTAGGAACTCCAGTAAAACTTACTGAGCTTCCAGCACTTGTAGTAAAACTAGCATTTCCCCCCGGTGGGGCATTATACCCAAATTTAGTTTGGGAAACAAAAGCAAAAACTTTTAAACCAGCATCAGTATGACCAGCCGCTCCATTAGCAGGAGTTATAGTTCCAGATAATGCACTGCCAGCGGCTTGTTGAGCAGCTGTTCCATCACCAGCATAAACTTGTAAATTCTGACCACTCATTCCAGATTGGAACGTTAATGCTCCATTTGTATAATCAGTAAATGGACTGATATAAGCTCTACCAGCATAAGGAACAAATGCAAAATCTGTCATTCCAGCAACTGTTAGAATAGGACCATAAACAGTTGTAGAATTAACTATATGATATATATTCCCATTACCAGATGAATCTATAGCTAATAGAAGAATAGTATTAGCAGTTTGAGTAGGATAATTGTAAATTCGTCTAATATTAGATACTGGCCCAGAGACAGACTGACTAATTCCAATTCCAGGTCTAGTTCTAAATGAAGCTTCACCAACAAAATCAATATTAACACAATTAGAGAAATGATCTATCGGACAAGTATCATCATTACCTCTTTTCCAGAGACCATTAAAACCTGGAATTACAACTCCTTGATGGTCGCGGACTGGGCTCATTTTAGTATATTAGGATCAATGAAATCTCCACCAATATAATCATTAATTGCTTTACCTAAATTAATGAAACTTTGAGTTGATTCTGGCATGAATCCATGATTATCAACATTATTTCTTACAATACTAATTACAGCTGCTACAATATAACTAAAAGATTCGTCAGGCATCGTAGAGAAGATTTGAATTAATGCATCACGATTTTTCATTTTAATAATTAACACCTCGATGTTTGAACGAATATCTAAATGGCTTACGTCTAACAACAATAGACTGCAAACCTTTTATTTGAATTCCCATTGAACGAGAAAGAGCCGTTGTTGTGAGTGAATCAAGAGCCATAGCACGAGATTCATTCTCAGCAACAAATAATGCACATAAAGCCGCTGTCTTATACTCTAAGTAAGTCTTAACTTTAGTATAAGGAAGATTCATATTAATGTTTCCAATTAGAATTGGAGTTTTAAAGATTGAACCGACATAATCCAATTTAAGATCATTAACCTGGTTAGCGGCTACCAGATTTATTTTCTCATTTTCCCAGGACCAAATGAGAAAATTAGAAATTGTAGTACCATCCTCAAGATAATGAGGAAGAAAATCCTTCTTAGTCATAGGAGTCCACTGATTTAATCCAGTTTGTGACTCCCAAATTTGTTCAATTTCTATCAAATCACTCGGAAGAGCAGGATTTGTATCAAATCCTACAAATATATTAATTGCTTTAGAAACGGCTGGAACAGTGATAACAGCTGGAGTAGTTTTGTGAGTTATTGGTAATCCATTCAATTCAAATGTTTCCTGCAATTCATCTAATGCTAGATTGAAATATGGTAGCACAGCCGCATTAGTATACTGCGTTTGAGCAGAATCATTCATTAGGGCTGCAGCGGCTGTGATAATTTCACTCGGCTTCGGCATCTGATTTCTTTTCTAGATACTGAATGAGAAACTTAGCAAGCCACTCAGCTTGTTTCTAGAAATATGTATATCAACACAATCAACATGATTTTCTTCTATATCAAATTTAGTATTATACTGAATCTCTTCTATTACTCCTCTTATCCTTAAACTAACAAAGTAATTGGGATTTACTTCCATATTCTTACTATGTCCAATAGACTCTGACTCCATTAATTTGAGTTCCAACATTTAGAACCAAACTCACAAACGAAGGATCCAACCCAACACTGAACCAATCAGTAATATGAATTGGAAATCCAGTATCAGCCGCTACACCCTTTACAGTTACTATTGTAGCATTTCCAGCTGGTAGAAGAATCGTTAGTCTTGTTACAACAAATCCAGTAACTACTGGAGCCGTTAAGGTAGTATTACCAACTAAAAGATTAACTAAATCTCTTTTAAACGGAGATGAAGTATTATCTAGAGCTGCTTGGAGAATGGTATCTGTATCATCTCCAGAGATTAGAATCTGTAACTGAGCACTAGCTGTTATGGCCATTTATTATCTCTCGTTATATCAAAATAGAACCAAACTAATAGTAAAACAAATATTAACCATTCTGGAATATAATTAGAAGTGAGAATTCTAAATAGCAAATTTCACTTCCTTAGATAGAGGATGATCTGGATCAATAGCTTTGCATGTCTGACATATTGGAAAATTGGGATTTCTCATTGTTCCACAAAATTTGCATGGAACAAGTTGAATAAGATGAAAATCTTTAAGCCAAGATTTATCATGTAAACCTAGTGACCTAGCGGCGATTCTCATTAAATCCCAAATAACAAGGGGATTATTGTTAGAACGAGCCCAAAGAGCATCAGCTTGTTGAACAAGAATTTGATACCATTTATTTTGTTTATCTTTCACTTCATCAAGTTTATTTCTATAACTTAGTTTAATTTCAGAAACAGTTTTCTCACCTAGTACGAAGAATAATCCAGGCATGGCATCACTCATATTACAGCCATACATACCATTACAAAAATCTTTTACAATAGATTCAGCTATTTGAATACTTCCAGTAGGAATTTCCAAGACTGGTCTTTCAATATCAGTATCAGCCCACCAACTAGAACTACCAACTACTAGAATACTAGGATTTTCAAATGTCCCTGGATCGATATGAAATTTTCCTGGTTCAATTGTCCATTTAACTTCATCAATAGGACTTGGAAAAATAGATACAATAGTAGATTTATCAAGAGGATTTTTAGGTGATCTAATATATCTCCTCTTACTAATTGATGTACTATTAAATTCTAATTGATTACCGCCAGGAGCGATTACTGGATTTCCAACTTCACTAGCCATTAATTAACTACTCCTTTAAATTCTTTTCCTGTATAACCAACACCATAACCATATGTTAAGGCATCAGTAACATCTGTTTCATTACCAAATAAATCATTCTGAACCCTTTGTATTCTAGCCTCGTATTCTTCTTCAGTTTCATTTTTGTCCTTATACTTAGGATATCCACTTCCATTCATAGCCGCTAAGCGAGATTCAATTATGAGTTTACAACCTTCATAAAAAGGAGGAAGATAATTTTGCTTTTTATCCTGAAATACCCATAGCGGCTCGTAGGAAACTTTTGTTATTAAATCAGTTTCTTGATTTTTTGGAACAGGAACTAAAATTTCTAGAATATATTTAGCTGTTATATAATGTCGATATTTCGGTAACAGACGAACCTCAGGTTCTAGCAATCTGAAACCTTCTGATGTATAATCAGTAAACCTCTTCTCAAATTGATCTTCTGACCAAACAACTCTATATATTGGAGAAGAATATTCACTTCCATACTCTTCTAGTAGCTTTTGATTGATAAACTCAATTGGTTCTCTTAATTCCATTACGGCCTTACCTTCCAATAGCGAGGATGATTCACTGGAATATTGGATTCTAATCCACCAAATTCCTGCAAAATCTTTTCATGTTCTAATAATTCTCTAACTTGTGGATTTGCATATTGTTTAGATTCCTCTTTGTTTTTAATATTACTAAATGGATTTGATGATTCAATTTCATCAAACAGATCTTTGGATTTTTCCATTTTCTAAATACTCCTCTGCAATCTCAACAATTGAGTATCTTTCCGGAATCAGACTAATTGCTGAAGATATTGCTATGCAAAATCCAGCAAGAGGAACATATGCATGATGTTCACGAATCCATCCTAATTGATCGTGAACAATTAATCTCGGAAGTAAAGCAGACCACCACCAACTTAATCCCAATGCAATCCATGAATACTTCTCTTTAGCAAATATAACAAAATAAACTAAAATTGGCAATGATAATACAGCTATTACTTGAAATGTTAATGATATCGTCCACCAAGCATGATCAATTGATATTCCAATCCCAGTTAAAGCCACTAACATGAGTTTCCAGCTAGCGGCTGTTTGAATCATAAACCATCTCCAAAGAGGAATTTGAGATGGAGCAATTGCTAAAACTCTTGGAATCAAAAATATCAACTCTACAAGAGAGATTAACAAAATCATAGGCCACAAGCCAAATAGCCATCTAATCTCACATTTTCTATTAATAAAAACTATAAATAAAACAAGAGTGGATACTACTAATAAAGTAGGTTTAGTCATCGTCATCAACACTATACAAGCAATTAATAATAACCATCGAAGAATTCTTAGTGCTCTACTTGCTGTACAAAACCATAAAAAAGTTAACAAAACAGTTAATGATACTAACTCAGCTCTACCTGAAGCATATGCAACGGCTTGAATAGATAATGGATTTATTAAAAATATTAATCCAGTAAACCATCCTAAACCTTTCCACCTATTAACTAAAAGTATTAACAGAAATGTATTTAAAATATGAATAAAGAAGTTAATAAGATGAACAACATAAGGAGCCCAAGGAGTTATATAAAAAGTCCAAATAACAAAATAAGTATTTGGTACAGATTCTACAACTCTATGTAAATCATATGTAAATCCATTTCTAGCCGAAAACCAGCCGCTACCGAGGCTATTATCCTCGAATACCCATACACTAGTTCTAATGTGTAGAAAGTAATATAGTGAACAAGTTACAAATAAAACCAAGAAGAATATCTTCTTAATATTACTGAGCAACAAATGTCACACTCAACTGCTTTCTATTTGTCTCCATCAGGTTCAACATTTCACTAACAAGATTAGCTGACTCAATCATATTATTCTGTCTATAAATATTAATTAATCCATTATATCCTATAATATAAGGAGCTCTCTCACTAATTGGAAGCCATTCTGGCACATCTAAATTAACTAAATCTAATAATAAAAATACTGTTCGTCCATTCTGAAGATAATGAGCTGCATTATTTAATACCCAAGGATCTTTTGGCTCAACTCTTATAGCAGATACCCAAATAGTTTTATTGTTATCCCATTCAGGTAATCTCATATGCAACAATAAGAGATACCAGGCAACTAATGCAACGACTGTGAAATTCTTTACGTTACTGAACCACACAATTAGAACCTGGCTGAATCGTTAATGTTCCAGAGCCATTCGCAGCGGCTTGCAGTTGAACGGTTCCTGCAACAGATCCATTAATAACTGAGAATTGAATAATATCAACTAGATTTGATAGAATTGGAATAGCTGTACCAGTGTTAGCTAAGGCAGTATTATACGTATTCGCAGTTTGAGTTATGTATGTTACTTGTGTAAGAGGAGATACAAGAGAAGATTGAAGAGCTGTGAATCCACTAGGACCAGTAAATTGGTACTTAGGACCAGAAGTTATAGCGCTTGCTTGCCAAAATACATTGCATGTAACATGATAGTTACGAGAAGCACTAATAGGGAATGATAAACCGGTAACAGATGTAAAGGATGTCGTTGCATTTGTATAAGTAGTTGTATCATAAAAAGTTTGACTTATATTAAGACCAGAAGCACCATTACCACTAAATGTAAATGTATGGTCAGCACTATTAGCACATAAAGTATCACTTGTAGTAGTTCCAGCAACACATGATCCCTCTGGAACTTGAGTATTTGTTCCTAGAGTTTGACCATAATCCTTGCAAGCTAATGCAAGGAAAACGATTGTAAAAAGTGTCTTTTTCATGTTCATTCTCCTTTCATTAGCTGAACGAAACACCATTGGAAGAAATGACTTTCCATCTTGAATTATATGAAGCAATTAATAAAGATGCTCCTTTATTAGCATTCCAAGTAGCCGTTAAGACAGCATTACCGCCGCTATCTAACGTTCCACCAGTAAATGTTAGAGTATGTGCAAATGCTTGATCACTCGTTATTAATATTTCAACACCATCACCGGCAGGAGAAGCATTCGGAGCCGCAATGGTATCTGCTAGAATACCAGCTTTAGTGATTACATACTGCCTAGATTGATTAATAGGAATTGCACCATTTGTTGTAAGTGTATTCCAGCTATAAGCATGATAACTTCCAAATAGAATTTGCCACGTAGGACTTGCAAGAGTATTAACATTTATGTAAATATCACCATTTATAAAATCAATTAAAATAGCACCTAATCCAGCCTGTCCAGCATAACTTCCAGAAGTCCCAGATGTAGGAGTACCATTATTAGTTACAATAGGAACATAATTATTAATTAACGATCGCAACATCGCCCATATGTTAATGGGCGTGAAACTGAATGGTCCTACTTCCTGAGTTGTGACTGCCATTTATTCACATCCTTTCGAATGATTCCTTCCAGGCAAAAGAAGGAACAGAGTGTAATAAAGGAGAGAGCAGGAATCATAAACCATCAGCGAACTATTAATTCGCCGACTCCCTTCTGCCGGTTCATGATTATCCTA